TAAAGAACACATTAACAATGCTGCCGAGCTTGAAGATAAGAAAGATCGAGCTAATGCTAAGACCCATGACTGCCGCGAACGTAAGCATATAAATTCGCGTCATTGATAGTGACATCTTATCTGCCAAAAACATAAATGCAAGCGACATTCCTAGCGGCGCAAACATAACAACCCACTTGAGTGGTGTTTGCCAAATGATTTGCATAGCAGTTTGGTTCATACTTACACCGAGCGCGAACAACCCACTAATGGCGAGAGCCACTGTCATGTAGTTGTATACGCCAAGCATAAACTTGCGCAAACCTTCGTCGTATTGAAGTCCTGTACTTACTGTGTTATCTGTGTAAAACATTTTTCTCTCCTTATCCTGAGATGGCTAGAATTTCTTTTAGTCGATCTGCTGCATAAGATGCAGCAAATGCTTCGGGTTTTACTTTGGGTGCAAACCCACACATACCACGAATATAACCAGTTGCTTGTTGAATAACACACGAAGAACCATGCATTTCATCAGGATTAATATCTAGGTGCACTTCACAATGACGATCTCCGATCGCCTCGAAAAGTTCGATATACATTTCAGACGCACGATAAACTTCATTCATCAAACGATATGATGGTCGATCATGACGTTTGTCATAATCACGTTCGGTCGTTACTTTTCCGAACACTTTACATCCACGTGAGCCATCATGATGAACAACGATAGCAACTGTGTAGTCAGCATACCACTGGTCATTCCTACCACGATACCGTTCGCTATCGGCTCCAATGTAAATATTGGATGCATCTGAAGAGTTACGGATAAATTCTTTAACTTCTTCAACATTAAATTCTCTAGCCATGTTATTCTCTTATAATTGGTACCCACGGTCGGACTCGAACCGACACTTGAGAGATTTTAAGTCTCTTGCCTCTGCCGTTGGGCTACGTGGGCACATGTTTCTTGTGAACTCTGACCATTATATAACTATTATAATACTCGTCTTTCTCCAAAACGTCAAGCAAAAACTGCTGCTTTGCTTCGAAATAATTACACTCTCCTTTTGTTTTACAGAGTCTAATTATCTCTCGTTTGAAGTTATGCGCGCCAATTGTTTCAACATCAGCGCATAACTCTTTATTCGATCCGTAGTAGTTTTTCCAGTCCGACTCTACCAGTGTGCGTTTTTTGCGACCTTTGACTTGTTTTGTCTTAGATCTTTTAAGTAACTTCTTACCGATATATTTTCTATTATTTGTAAGGTTGGTAATGTTATAAACAAATCCAAGGTAATTGTCGAGTAATTCAGAATCGACAACTTCGCCATTGAACGTCCATGGGTTTTCATAGGACATAGAGGGAACTCCATAATAATTCCCTCTACTTATTAAAACTTACTCGTCCTCTTCCCATTCCTCATCTTCGAAGTCGTCTTCGAATGATAACTTGTCACCGCAAAACGGACAAAATTCTGGCGAATCTACTTCATCATGTACTATTTGAAATTCTGCTTCACATTCTGTACAAAGAAACTCCCTATCTCTCATTGTTAATTCCTTTTATTTTTGTTAATTATTTAAAACAATATTTTCCCATTTGACTATTTCAAACGAACCATCGTGATTCTCTACCAATGCAGTGCATGACTCAACCCAATCACCACAATTCATATAGGTTACTCCGTCGATATCTCTTATGTTTGCATGATGAATATGCCCACAGATGATACCATCCAATCCTTTATTCTTGACATACTTCGTCAAAGTTTCTTCGTAGTCGCCAATAAAGTTTACCGATTCTTTGACTGTATTCTTGAGATATGCAGACAAAGACCAATGAGATAAACCAAATATACCTCTAACTTTATTAAGCATAATACTAGCAGATATGCTAACATCATACGCCCACGAACCAAGATGCGCTAACCATTTAGCGTTGCGCATCACAATATCAAACTGGTCGCCATGAGTAACGAGATAGAGCTTATCGTTTACGCCAATATGTATTGCTTCTTTTGCTATGATGATATGACCAAATTCATTGTCACAATAATTACGCATTACTTCATCATGATTACCTGGTATATAAATTATTTCAGTACCTTTTCTCGCTTTCTTAAGAAGCTTCTGAACAACGTCATTATGGAACTGAGTCCATATATTTTTCTTTGACATAGCCCAGCAATCAACAATATCACCAACCAAATATATTTTATCACACTCAAATGTTTTCATAAAGTTGAGCAACTGATCTGCTCGACTCATCTTTGTGCCCAAATGTAGATCTGAAATGAATACTGTTTTATATGACTTCATCTAAAATCCTTGTAGTCGTTTGTAGTGGATTTATTTTTGAATGTCACGGAAAAATAATTAGATAGATATAACCAAGTCGTCTTCAATACACCCTGATCTTTTAATCTCCTTGGAGATGAATGTAGTTTTAACTTCATAGCGAATTTAATTTGGCCAAATTCTTGAAGTCTCTTTGCTGTCATCGTATCTTCGCCATAGAAAGCGATAGACGTATCATATCCATTTACTTTATCTAACGCAGATTTCTTGATGAGAGCATTACCTCCTTGAAGGAAAACTCCAATATAGTTGTTACTGAACCATGCAAGATAATAATAGAACTTGGTCATTACTGTCATTGTTTTCGAAACATCATCATAAACTAATGGACCAGTAACAGCAATCACATCATCCGTATTTATCTCGGCTAATGCGGTCTCGATCCAACCCTTGCACAATCTTGAATCAGCATCAATGTTTGCAATGAGATCATACATTGCAATTTCATAACCTTTTTGTCTGGCAAACACCACACCTTTTTGATTTTCAGGAACAACAATCACACCTTCTTGAAATGCAATATCTGCGGTATTATCAGTGCAATTATTATCGACAACAATAATTTCGTAAGAAAGGAGGCTCTTTGATGCCTCCTCCTTTATTGATCGAATACAATCTCTAATGTATTGTTCTTCATTATAACAAGGTACAATAAAAGAAATCATTTACTCAATGTTCCATTCCTTAATGACTTTGTTCTTTTCTTCTGTTGAAAGTGGAACATAGTCCAACTCTTCGGCAAGCTTATCACCATTCTTAAATGCCCATGAGAAGAATGATAAAGCAAGTTTATGATCTTCCAGCTTCTCAGGCTTTTTAGGCATTATGATAAATGTAGGTGCAGTGATAGGCCATTCGTTTGTTTGGAAAGTTTTAATACTAGGCAATACACCATTCAACTTAGAATAAGATATTTTGTTCTGCTTGGCATATGCATATTCAACATATCCAATAGAGTTTTTTGTCTGACCGACATTAGCTGCAACACCTTCATTGCCTCTTGCACCAACACCAACAGGCCATTCGATAGCCGTACCTTGTCCTACTTTATTTTTCCATTCTTCCGATACACCAGACAGATATCTTGTGAAGATGAATGTTGTACCAGAGCCATCTGATCTACGAATAACACTAATCGAAGTGTTTGGAAGTTTAAGAGTTGGATTGAGCTTTACAATAGAAGGGTCATTCCACTTATTGATCTTACCAAGAAAGATTGATGCAAGTGTTACATTATCTAAATTAAGTTCATGAGTATTTACACCATCAATGTTATAGACAATAACGTTGCCACCAATAACTGCAGGGAATTGAAATAAATTTTCCTTATCAAGTACATCCTGCGACAAAGGCATGTCGGATGCACCAAAAACTACAGTACGGGATATAATCTGCTTAATACCAGCACCTGATCCTATTGACTGATAGTTTATTCTATGACCAGTTTCCTTATTCCAAGCATCAGCCCATTTAGCATAGATTGGATAGGGGAACGTAGCACCCGCACCTGTAATCTCTGCTGCAAAAACTGAGCTAGAAAATAACATAGCAAACAAAATATATAAAATTCTCATAATAATCACTCCTAAAATTTAAAGGGAAAATCCTTTGAACGTATCGTTATTTACATCTTTCTTAACACCGCCAGAGATATAACTAGTGATCTCTGTCTCTTGCGGAGCAACCTGTACATCAGAACCACTGATCCACTTTTGTGTCCAAGGCAATGGATTACTTCCACCCTTGTATGTAGTGGGCAATCCAACTGCAGTCATTCTCTTATTGGCAATCCACTCTATATATTCGCTTAATAATGCTTCGTTGAGACCGATCATTGACCCATCTTTAAACAGATAATTCGCCCATGATTTCTCTTGTTCTACAGCATCAACAAATAGTTTTATCGATTCCTCTTTTGTTTCTTCTGCAATGGTTGCGAAATCTTGATCTTCTTTTTGCAACGCCTTAAGAAGCTGTTGTGTCCCAGCGAGATGTAAATTTTCATCCCTCGCGATGAACTTGATGATTTTAGCGTTTCCTTCCATTTTTTTGACTTCAGCAAACGCCCAGGAACATGCGAATGAGACATAGAATCTTACTCCCTCCAGGATGTTAACAGACATAAGCGCAAGCCAGAGAGCCTTTTTGTGCTCGTAGTAATCATAGTTGATGCGCACTGACTGTTCGTGTTTTTGATTCAACTCGATTAATTTGTCGTAGTACTTGCTGATATCTTGAGCACAGTCAACAATTTCAGCAATGTCAGTTATTTCATCAAAGACCTTTGATGGATTTGGATAGATATTTCTGATAATGTGAGTGTAACTGCGGGAGTGGATTGTTTCTGAGAACGCCCACGTTGTGACCCAAGTTTCAAGTTCTGGTAGCGAGCATATTGGTCCAAACGCAATAGTAGGCGCTCGTCCTTGGACGGAGTCAAGGAGAATCTGACGTTTGAGATTGGATGTAAAGATATGCTGCTCATGTGGTGTGAGATCCTTAAAGTCTTTTGCATCTTTATAAATGTCGACTTCTTCTGGACGCCAGAAAAAACCAAGCTGACGATCTGTCAACTTATCGAGCCAAGCATACTTCTGCTTATCATAACGTGCAACAGTTGGCGCGTCATCGAAAAAACAATTTACCTGTGTGTGGTCTTTTTTATTCGTAGAATCGAATACGCTATAACTCATTCTTTGATCTCGCTAATTTTTTTACGACCTGCGGTTCTATTTACTCTTGCTCGAATGTAAGCATTTTCCCAGGTCCAACACTCTCCAGTGTCATCTTGGAAACAAACCCATTGTAAATCGTTTTCAACTCCAGTATCAATAAGAAAATGGGCGACTGCACGCCCCTTTGGTGTCATCAGAGGAATTGGCGGATCAATACGAACAATACTACTTGTCATCTAACTTTCCAATAATATCAATAGATGTATCTAGATCATCCCATCTAAAACGACCAACACTATTTCGGATTGCACGTTCATTGGTTGTCAAATTAAAAAATACTGTGACACCACCTCGACGTTCAATGTATCTATATTGAGTGTTATCACGGTCTATGTAAATTTCATTTTCAATAAAAGTCATTATACACCCCTTTGTATCAAAAGTCAAATTTTACAAGAGTCACAATCTTCTTCAGCAACTTCACCAGCAGCTAATGGCTTTTCTTCGTACTCGCCAGCACCATCGTTGGTGTTGAAATAATAAAGCTGCTTGCCACCGTACTTGTAGAACATAAGCAGGTGACCGATCATCTCACTCATCGGGATCTTTTCTTCCTCGTAGAACTTTGGGTTGTATGAGGTGTTAACCGATATACCTTGGTCAATGAACTTTTGCAGTATTGACACGATCTTGATATATCCCTCGGGTGACCTTTGATCCCATAGCAAATCATATTTCTTCTTAAGTTTGCGGACTTCGGGGACAACTTGTTTGAGGACCCCATCTTTACTTTGCTTAACCGAGACAAGACTGCGGGGAGGCTCGATGCCATTAGTGGAGTTGGAGATTTGCGCAGACGTCTCGGAAGGCATAAGCGCCATAAGTGTCGAGTTGCGTATGCCATATACCTTTGCATCTCCACGAAGTTTATCCCATTCAAACCTGTAGGTTGGCGTTCCTGTGAGCTCATCTAAATCTCTCTTATATGTGTCAATTGGCATAATGCCTTGTCCATACTTTGTTTCATTTGATTTAGGACAAGCACCCTTTTCTTTAGCTAAGTCAACAGATGCTTTGATCAAATAATATGACCACGCCTCAGTATATGAATGTAGCTTGTTCAAACCCTCATGATCAATATGTTGATAAGTGAGATCATTGCGAGCGAGCCAATAAGCGAGATTGATAATTCCGACACCAAGAGGGCGACGCGCCATGGTGGAATTTTTGGCGGCAAGAACTGGGTAATCTTGATAATCGAGAAGCTCATCGAGAGCGCGAACAGCAAGAGTGCAAAGACGCTCAAAGTCAGAAGGGTCACGAACTTTGCCCCAATTGATAGCTGCTAGTGTACATAGCGAAATTTCTCCATTTTCATCATTAATATCATTCAGTGGTTTTGTCGGGAGATCAATCTCGCAGCAAAGGTTAGACTGCTTGATAGGTGCGAGTTCCTTGATGAATGACCCATGGTCGTTGGCGTGGTCAACATTTTGCAGGTAAATTCGTCCTGTGTCTTTTCGCTCTTGCATGAAAGCTGAAAAGAGTTCAATGGCAGGGATTGACTTCTTTCTGATCTTTGTTGATCGTTCGTACTTTTCATATAGTTCTCGAAACTTATCACAATCTACAAAAAAGCTATCGTAAAGATCAGGCACATCGTGAGGAGAAAACAAAGTGATATTGCCTCCTACCAAAAGTCTTTCGTACATAACTTTGTTGAATTGAACTCCATAATCAAGACCTCTGATGCGATTGTCTTCAGTACCCTTGTTGTTTTTTAGTACAAGAAGATCTTCTACCTCCAAGTGCCAAATAGGATAGTATAAAGTTGCAGCACCGCCTCTGACACCTCCTTGCGAGCAAGATTTAACCGCAGCCTGGAAGAGTTTGTAGAAGGGAATGACTCCAGTATGCGTAGCATCGCCCTTGCGAATAGGAGAGCCGAGAGCACGAATACGACCAGCACCAATGCCAATACCAGCTTTCTGAGAAACATACTTAACGATAGAAGAAGCGGAGGCATTGATTGAATCAAGGCTGTCATCTGTTTCGATAAGTACACACGAGCTGAATTGCTTTTGAGGCGAGCGGAGACCTGCCATAATAGGAGTCGGCAACGAAATCTCAAAATTGCTTGTCGCATCATATAAATCCTTTACCCACTTTAAACGAGTTTCTTTTGGATAATTTCTAAACAATACCATTGCAATAAGCATATACGCCATTTGTGGCGTTTCATAAATTTTTCCAATGGCTCTGTTCTTAATTAGATACTTGCCCCTAAATTGCTCCATGCCAACATAAGCAATGTTAAAATCCCGCTTGTGGTCAAGAAAGTGATCAAGATAATCAAGATCGTCAGAAGAATACCAGCTTTCAATATCTTTATCGTAATATCCCTGGTCAATAACCATACGAATATGATCGCGAAGATGAGGAATGTTATAATCGCCATAGACCTGCTTCCTTAGATGATAGTTGATGAGGCGACCCGCGACATATTGATAGCCAGGATTGTCTTCACTGATCAGGTCTGCTGCAGCCTTAATTAAGGTTTCTTGGATATCACTTGTTTTAATACCATTGTAAAACTGGATGTGAGACTTTATCTCAATCTCACTCTCGGAAACACCATTGATCCCCTCACACGCCCAAGCCACCACGCGATGAAATTTGTTTAGATCTAGGTTTTCTCTGCTACCATCGCGTTTTGTTACTTGGATTTGTGTGATCATCTTTATCTCCTTGCTAGACTCTAAATAATACTATATCCCAACCAAAAAAGCAATAAAAAAAGGGGAATGGATATGGATATAAATTCTTGGTTTAAATTAGTAGCAGACGTAGGTTTCCCAATAGCTGCAGCATGCGCTGGTGGCTATTTTGTCTTTCTTACAATGAAATTTATTCTTGCTGGCGTTATGAGTTCCGTACAGGGTCTTAGTGGCATTATTACTGCTCTTGATAATCGTGTTAAAACAATGAATCATGACGTTATTCGAATCGATACTCTTGTTTCTAATGCAATGGGTGTTAAGCCAGATATTGACCGTATTGCTCGCGCAGACGGTAAAAACGATGCAAGAAGGGACTAAACATGGGTGACATCGCTCAACTAATCTCCAAATATGGGTTTCCAATCGTCGCCGCTGGCGGCATGGGCTATCTTATATATTATGTTTGGATCTGGGCTACTCAGCAAGTAAAACCAGTTTTGTCTGATGCAAACAAAGTTTTGATTGCTCTTATCGACCGCATTCGTATGCTGGACAACGATTTAATTCGTTTAAATCAAAAAGTGAACATCGTACTTATGCTTCGCGAAATGGAACACGATGAACTTTTAACAAAAGCGAGCGAGTTCAGAAAGAATGACGAGCTGACCAAACCTGTACCAAAGCAGGAACCCGCTAAGGAAGAAGAAAAGAAAAGCAAGTGAGAGTAAAATCTTACTTGCTTGTGGCACGGTAGATACCATCCCATGTGTATGGAAGATTTGCTTCGCGTAACTCGGCGATGCGTTCTTCCATCATATGATAATAATAACTCAGATCTCCGTCAAATGCATTTTCTAACACTCTGATATATTCTAATGCCTTGTCCCAATGCTGGCGGCGATAATGACCTAAGAATTCATTGTGGCTTTTACGATAAACGCGATTGATTTGTTTATCAGCAACAATTGTGAATATTCTTACGCCTTCAGATTTACCTTTAACAGCGATTTCATCAAGCTCAAGTAAATTATAGCTGTCCTTGACTAGTTCTGCTGTTCGTTGACCTAAGATCAATTTAACACCATAAGGTTTAGATTGACCCTCTAATCTAGAAGCAAGGTTTACTGAATCACCAAGGCAAGTATAGTCGAAACGCTGAGAACTACCCATGTTACCAACCACAACGGAACCAGTATTAATACCAAGCCCCATGCCGAAAGGTGGTACGCCTTCAGAAAAGATCTCGTTGTTGAATCTGGCCAAATCATCTAACATCTCCAATGCTGTTTTGACCGCATTTTTTGCATGGTCAGCATCATCAAGTGGTGCATTCCAAAACGCCATTTGCGCATCGCCAATATACTTATCTAGCGTTCCATTGTTTTCAAGTATCTTAGCAGTCATCGCTGTCATATAGCGATTCATTATTTCCGTAAGACCTTGCACATTAGCGCCATAGTGCTCAGAAATAGTAGTAAAACCACGAACATCCGTAAACATAATTGACAGCTCACGGGTTTCTCCTCCAAGTCGTAATAGCTCTGGATTCTTCTGTAGTTTTTCAACAAGAGCTGGTGATAGATACGTACCGAATTGTTTTTTGATTTGTTGTTTTAATCTGAACTCACGAGCAAAGTTATTGAATATTAAATGAGCGAATGTAAAAGATCCTGCCAAAACTAAATAACTAGCATCCCAAAGCTGCATATATTCTTTGAACATATAATATGAACCGTAAACTGCTGCAGCTACAAACGCAACATAAACAGGAACGGTCCATTTAACAGATGTTTTTGGGAGGATTAACACCATTAGACCTAATATGGTACTCAATAGCGCTACCTCTAGGTATCTGGCTATTGATAAACGACTGGCGGAATCGCCATTGATCATCGTTTGAATGGTCGCTGCCTGAATATCGTGCGCCCACTTCTCGCCCACTGGCGTAGCAATAATACCACCAACACCTTCAATTGCAATACCTAGAATAACAACTTTACCGTTGACGCGCTCATCAATTTGTGTTGCTTCTATTCTTTCGAAGCTGGTGTTCCAAGTCGCCCAGATTCTTCCTCTTTCATCGACCGATATCGGCGGGAAAGCTGGTATGCGGACAAATTCTGTTCCAACTTCGCTCGTTTTGATTTGATAGCTAGGGTCCCCCGAAGCAACTCTGAGTGTTTCCAAAGGTATAGAAGGATAAAGGTTACCAGAAATATTAACCAGTAGAGGGATACGGCGCACCACGCCATCCACTTCAGGAACTGTGGCGACCACTCCAACGCCTCCAGCGGCTTCGGCATGCTGTTGTATTGGACGTATGCCACCATTCCAACGAAAAACATAATTAGCAGGGTC